CCTAAAAAGTTAGTAATAAATTCTGTTGTTAATTCAAATTTTTTCATTTCTTTAATCTCCTTTTCTTATTTCCAATAGACTGCACTAGATGTGACATGAATACCTCTAGGTTTCCTTTTGTTACGTTGCTGTTCTGCTTCAATTTCTTTTCTTACTTCATCCCCAAATTTTTCTGTCCAAAATGTAATCAAATACTCTGGAATCTTAAACATTTGTGAGCAAGATTTTGACGTATTGTTTTTTGTCAGTCTTGTCTTTACTACCATTTTTATGTATTCACGAGAATATGGGGCGTTTTCTTCTTTGTCTTCATCTAAGTTCTGTTTTTTCCATTTAAAGAGGGTGGATGAATCAATACCGTATTCTTTCGCAACGCTCTTTACCTCATGTCTTGCGTTGCTTTCCGCAACAACTTTTCTTTTAAATTCTGTTGTGAATTTCTTATACCCCATCTTCTTCCACCACCTTTCTGTAGATTGCTACATTCCTGCCTGTCAAACTGTCATGACGTTTACCGCATACCTCAATACGTCCGTCCTGCACTAACTCCGTTAGCCGTGGTTGTACCTGCTGCCTTGTCGGTTCTAAGACTTTTTTGTGTTTATATAACACAGTTGCGATCTCTCGTGCTGTCATAGCTTCGTATTCAAGCTGTTCAAGAATTAAGATATGTATTGCTTCTTTATTAATCTTTTTGTGGGATTCTCTTCTAGTCTGCTTGGTAATGGAATGGCTTCTAAGTGCTGTTTCATTACCAAAAAAACTCATTTGATACATTTTCCATCACTCCTTTTTCCTTACTCTAATTGCTTATGTAGTAACTGCATTTCTAAATCATCAAAGTCATAGTCTCTCTCGCATTCTAAGATACTTGAAGGATTCCGCTGTGGCTTCGGTTCTGGTGGTTTCTCGTAGTTCTCGTCAAGGTAATCCACGTAACCGCTGTTAAAGAATGTCGAACCGTTCTGTGGCTTTCTCCACGAAGCATCCTTTTCTAATCCATCCAGATACCGTTCCAATGCCCTCTGTATGTGTTCCTCTCCTATCTGGTACAACACTTTTTTCTTAGTATCGGATACCTGCCCTTTTCCTTTTTTGCTTGGATACTTTTTCCAGAGTCTTTCAAAACATTCATTGATTGCTTTTTTGTTCGACTTTTCGCAATTTTCTTTTGATTTCTCGCAAGTTTCCTTTACTTTTTCCTCTGTTTGTTCCATTTTTCGTTCCACTGTTTGTTCCATTTTTGTTCCATTTTCAACCATCGTGTTTTCCTCGGTAGTTGTTTCTGCAACTTGTCCACAATCTATGTACTTTTGATAATCATTTACTGTGTATATCGTGTATTTATTTGTGCTTTTTGTGGATATGTACCCAGTATCCTTTAGTTTCTTTAGTGCTGTTCGGACCTGCGATTCTGTCAATCCTGTCTCTGCACTGATTCTTGTTATAGAAGAAACAAATTGTCCTGCCTTTATCTCTTTTCCGCAGTACCGCTTGTCCTCTAAATTTGTATGTAGTAGGCAATGATAAAACAATCTAAATACATTTGTGTTTTCATACCATTCCCAGTCTGTATTTATGTTTATTTGCATCATTGCCCTCCTGCTTAATATTTGTCTCCGTCTTCGTAGATTGTTATCTCGATTCTTGGATTCTTTGCATCAACCTTTATCCAGTTAACGATACCCTCTACCTGTTTCTGACCATCGTTTGGGAACACTCCTGCTTCTACCAAGCTATCTAATATGTACTTAATAGCCGAAAAGACATTGTCTGGATCACGTCTTTTATTCTTTTCATACCACTTAATTTCCAGAATCACTGGGAATTTTATGTGCTTTTTCTTTAGCCATTGTGGTATGTATGCCTTGCAAATTTTTTGATTGTTTTTTTTGCATCTGGCACCTTTGTAGGGATTGGTCCTGTTTGCATAAATAAAAGTGTTAAGTCCGTCAAGTCTTCCTTGGATTGTGTATGTTACAGCCATGATTTCCCAAACTCCTTTCTGAACTCTTCCCTGCTACCGATATGCTCTTCATAATATGTTTGAGCCATCGTCTTAAGCTTTGTATCTATGTCTCCATTTTTTCTGTTAAAATGTACACCGTTCGGATGAAAGTCTGGTCTTAGTGGTACGACAAATCCATATTTTTCACTTTTCTTCCTATTAGAACCACCGAATATATGATGTCTTTCCACTATGTAAGAACCTGTGTAAATGCAACAATCCATATTTTCTGTAAATACACTAGTTAGCTTTTTCAAGTTTTACTCTCCACCTTTCTTCCATTTCTTTTATCTCCTGCGGTGTTGCTGTCTCAATTCCAAGCTCTTTTGCTTCTGCAACAGTTCCTTTTATCAGTTCAGACATTTCCTTTGTGTCGTAGGTATGACTCCCACGCATTACCAGATTGATTCTGAACAACTTACCTGCCTTATTGGTAGTTGTCTGTGTAGTCGGTTGTAAGTGGCAAAATTCAAGGTCGTACACTTCTATATCGTTATCCAACGGAAGTGATACAAGAGAACTGTTTATGATCTCATGCTGTCCGTACTCTGCTATGAGTTTGTTCTTTATATATACCTTGCTGTTGTCCGTTACTTCTGCAATCTTCCCAACAAGTACATGAAAGTATGCATTGGCATCTAAAGACCTACCATCACGATATTGAACAACCTTAAGCCGACATTCTTTATCTTTCAGTCGGTCATATTCCCCTCGTATGTCTTTTTCACATACAAGGGAAATAATTTGCTTTCCAGACTCAAAATCTATTTGAATGTCGTGTATCTTTGCTTTTGTCTCCATATCTTAACTCCAAAGCTTTCGAACGTTTTCTTTGGTTCTATTAGCTACAATGTACTGATATTCTCCTTCCGTAATCTCTTCAAGTTTTGTGTGATGATAACTTTTCAAAATCTTGTTAATGTCGAAAGCTTCTTCATCGCATAATCCCAGAAGTGAGTCCTGCTTAATTTTTGAAATTTTCATATTTGCAACATCGTTGCTCTTTTTATCGTCAGCCTGCTTTTCTTCTCTTGCTTGTCTTTCTTTTCTGTTTTCGTCTGTATCAGCATCTTTTGTATCATCTAACAAGAAGATGCCGTTTAGAGCATATTTGCGTGCATAAGATGATGCCGTTCCTGTTATCTGAGAATCATCCATACCTTTTTTGCTCTGTGCTTCTCTTGCAAGGGCTGTTGCTTCTACACTGGCTTCTGTCTCAATGTCCTGCACCTTTACCGTTGCTTTTACGTAGACACGATCTCCAACCGCTATTACATCATCCGTTATGTACATTGCAAGTTTTTGTTCTTCCAGAAGTGGTTTCACAGCTTCTAAGATTCCCTCTGCGTTTCGGTATTTGTAATTACCGAAAGAGTTGTACAGATTTTTCGGTGCTTTTAATGTTGTCTGAATCTTCATCATTTTTTCATGTATTGTCATGGTTATTTATCTCCCCTCTGGTTCATATTCTCCGTTATATGGAATTGCATTTCCCTGCTCGTCACATTCTTTGTCACTGCATACATCGTTAAAGAATGCTTCTTTAAGCTTTTCAGCTTCTTTTGTGCTTCCTGTTAATGCATCCAACGCATAGTCAATGAACCACTGTTTCCATTCTTCATTTCCGTTAACTTGTCCACGAATATATTTTTCTGCATCTTCCATAGGGATTACTGTTCCGTATTCATTTGTGTATCCTGTTACGATCATTCCTGCTCACTCCCTGCTTCTTTCAGAATCTCTTCTACGTCAAATTCTTTTGGTACTGTTTCTTCCTGCTCATTTTCTTCAAGCATTCTCAAAAGTCTTACCACGCTTGCCGCATATGCTAAATTTTCAAAAACAGTTTCAGCGGCATTGTTATTCGCCATTCTTTCATTTAAGATTGTATTTGCGTTATCAAATGCTTCTTCCATGTTGTATATCCATTCTTCATTATCTTGTCCGTAAAGTTTTGCAATAAGTTTGCTATAGAAGTCTGTCATGCCTGTTGCAATATTTTTATCTGCTACCTTATTTTCCTCTTCTGTAAAGTTTGGGTCTCTAGTTTCTTTCACTGCTTCAATAATTACTTTTCTTACTGCATCTTTGAACTCTTTTTTTGTAATAATCATTGTCATAATCTCCTTTTCTTGCTATACTGTTGTTATACATTTTTTGTTAAGCACTTAAGACCTGCACGTCTGGGTGCTTTTTTTCATTTCCATCCATCACGCTCTTGTGCGATTAATGCCAGTCCTGCGGCTACACAAGTACCCATAAACCAGAATGGCATTAAATCTAATCCGCAGACTAACAGTCCACACCCCATCATGAATGCTCCCATTTTCATTTAGAACCCTCCTCTCTGCATTGCTTGGTTCTCATTTGCTAGTTTTCTTATTCTCCATTTTTCAAATCTTTCTGTATCGAAAAATATAGGAGAATTTGACTTAGGACCTTTTTGTGCAAAGTCCTGTCCTCTTTCTCTATAGGCTTCATCAAGGAATGATCTCGGGAATCCCATTTTTATAAGCTCTCCCATCTTCATAACTGGCTTCTGGTATTCCATGTTTACCTCACTTTCTGCGGATTCTGTACCGCTTTCTCTTCTTTTTTGGAGTTTTACGATTTCTGCGAATTGCTAATTTCTTCGCCTTACCGTATTTTCTCTCTCTAATTCTCTGACCCATTGTTAACATCTCCATTAACGTCTGTCTTGTAGGTGTTTACTCCGCTCCCATCTTGACTAACATAATCGTATTGATTAAACATATATATCCACACTCCGTTAGTCCCAACCAATGTTAGAAATGTTATCAACCAGATTATGAACCACCGTTTGGCTGTCCTTTTACTCTGCTCTATAACCTCTGTAGCGAAGAGCTCTTCTATCTCTGACCACGTTTTGTCTTTTTCTTCCATAAGTCCTGCACCTCTTTCTTGCGGTTCTTGGAAGATTGTGTTATAATCTTCTTGTTTCCGCTAGGCTAGTTAGTGGTTACATTCGCCCTGTGTGGTAGTTCCAGTACCGCATGGGGCATTTTTATTTCTTTCGTGCTTCACTTCTCTTTTTACTTCTGTAGTTGTCGATTAATACAGCTGTGATTTCAAGTGCAATTACTCCTACAGCTCCTACAAATATTCCTAATTGAAATGGTGGTATATACATTTCTGCACTCCTTTCTGTGTTATAATCTCCTTAGGAGGTATACTATGTCTAAAAATCCTTTACCGCATCTTGATAAACCAGATGAAGAAACCATTGATAAAATGAAATCTTCTGACTATTCCAAAAATCAAAAGGTTCAAGATGAAATTTTAAAATTTTTAGAAAATGATAAACAGCTTATCAAAGCAATTCGTAAAGAATGGTTCTGGACAAAAGGTATTGTGATTTTCAACACTGTTTTGTCTGTTATTTCTGTTATCATTGCTCTTATTTCGCTAATAGTATCCATATACAAATAGCAATTACTATCACTGCAATAATCACAGTAATAAGCTGTATGAAGAAGAGAGTTCTTAAAAACATTAAGTCTCTCTTTTTTTGTTTTCTCGTTCTGCCGTAATTTAGGTAGTAGAACAAATCATCAAAATTCATATACACCCTCTTTTCTGCTATCTTCTAAGCTTCATAGCTCTTATCGTCAGTCTATTTAAGTAGCAATCTCGCAATCGCAAGTACCAATGCTGTACAAGAAAGCACAAAAGATATTCTTGTAATCAATGGGTACTCTGACCATGCTCTCATTTTTTTATGAGAATATCTTTTCTTCACTGCTTGTCCTCACTCTCCCATCTTGTCGATAAGTTCTTTTAACTCTTTAACCTCTTCATCCTGTTCGGTTAATCCAAACTTATCGCAATTCTTGTAAAGCATTTCTGCTATTTTCTTCAAAAGTTTCTTAGTTCTTTTTAACATCTACTCACTCTCCTCTAAAAAATAATCTACTGTCACACCAAAGTAATCGGCTAATGCCTTTAACTTTTTGATTCCCGGTTTACTTCTTCCTGTTTTCCAATCCGTAAACGTAGACCTTACAATTCCTGTATCTTCTGACACTCTGTAATCTGTCAAATTCCTTTTGTCCCTTAACGCACAATATTTTTTATACATATTTACTCCTTTCCGAACGTTTCTATTGATTTTAGTTCGGAAATCAGTTATAATATGAAATGTAAAGAAAAATCATAACAAGAACTTACCAATGGCTGTTCTTTTTTCCGAACTTATGGTTATATTA